GCCGCCGCAGTCCGCGCCATTGGTGGCGGTGTCGTGTTCGCATACGCAGCCGCGACCAATAGCCAAACACGAAAAGACCTTGTAAGACTTTACCCAACCATTTAATAATTAGAGGCAGACACGCCGCTGCAGTTGCGTGTATTATTACAATGTTACAACAATTAAACACCATCCAACCCGCACAAACTTTTGATTTTGAGGCAGAAAAGAACATCGAATTAACCCTTGACACGCTGAAGCGCACACACAAGGAAAACGACATTTTTGGCAGACCGCTGAAAGGCTTTTATCATTATGAAGCGATTGAACGGATAGCGGACGCCGCCGAAAGTCGTGGCCTTATGCCGATTGTGTCCGACCTATGGGCAGCGCAGAACGGCAGCAAATCCCAGCCAGGTGTCGTGTTGTTGCCCCAGGTGGAGTCCGTGACCATGCCCCACGCAGTGGAAGCACACATTTTGCGCCGTGTGTTTTGTACCCTTAATTTAATGCGGTTTGATGATGGCGAGAAATGCACAAATATTGCCTTCACATTCCACCAAGACGGCGTGCAGGTGGCAATCGGTCAGCGCGTCACCATTTGCCGCAACCAGACCATTTTGGGAGCGGAACACACCGCAATAAGCAAGGGCAACGACCAAGGCAGTATTAATGAACTTTTCGCCACGGTGGAAAGATGGCTTGACAACGCCGCCACCATCACCGACAGCGACCGCCAACGGATTGAGAGGCTAAAGGCGCAACGCCTCGACCGCCCGACCGCGTTAATGTATTTAGGCCTTCTTAACTGTATGAGAGTCGCCGCCGACAGTCATACAAAGGCCATCCGCGACCGCGTGAAAGTCGCCCCATTGACGCAGGCGCAATTGTCCATTTTCGCCGAACATTTGACGGAGCGCCTAATGTTGGCCGACAGCCTCACGGCATGGGAATTTCTGAATTTGGCGACCGAGGTACACAAGCCAACGACCGCCGACATGCCGCGAATAATCCCCACTAATGCGGCACTCTTCGATATGATGGCCGCCGTTGAGACGGAGACGCAACCCCTTTTGAATTGCTGACAACACGGCGAGCAAGTGACGGCGGCCGCCGAGCCGCCGCCACTACTTAACCCAACGGAGAGCCGCCGAAACGGAGAGCCGCACCGCCGCATATTTCGCGGAACCGATGACCTAATATCCACCGTTTCGGGAGGGCGGCGCGGGGTCTTCCGACAGAAAACCGCCGCGTTTTTGCAAAACGCGGCGGTTAGTTGGCTGAGGAATAGAGATTTGACTGTTTTCAATTGTGAACACGAATAATACAGAAAATTCGCCGCCTGCGGCGTCCGGCGGGACTTGCAGACGGCGAATCGTTTTGTCACTTCATTCGCTTTCGCGGTGGATATTTTTGCAACAAACGAAAAAACGAAACCGCAATGATCAAGGAAAACAAACTCTTTGAAGTCGTGGAAACCCTGAAAACCTTTTCGCTCGAATGGGTGAGTAAGGAAGGGGAGTTGGTGAAGGTTGACGAATGCACTCTCACCAGTTTCCACAGCGACGGAAAGACGATGAACGTAAGGCTGGCCAACTCAGGGCAATTCCGCAAGGTGAACAGAAAGACTGTCACAAAAATCAACGGACAGGAGGTGTTCCTATGAATCCAGGACAAGACTTGATTTGGCTGAGTGACAATGTTTGCTGGTGCAAGGACGCTGTTGCCATCATTGAAAGCCACAACTCGCCAACGCTGTTTGACGAGCCCAACCTTAACATGATAGACGTGGCAGGCTACAGGCTTGCGCCTTGGGGACAGGACAACTGCCTGCCGCAGAACGTTATGGCCAGAATCGAAAAAGCAGAGATCGTTGGTACCAATGCCGACTTCAACTGGAAGGTGATGTACGGCCTCGGACCGAAACTTGTGAAGGTGATCCGCGACCCAGAGAACAACCGAGCCAAGGACTTCTACGAAGTTACGGAAGGCGAAGCCTACGACTTCTATATGAGGAACAATGTGCCGCTCCTGCTGCAGGAGATCATGACCGACATCTCCTATTTCGCCAACGCTTTCCCCATCCTCATCCCTGACAAGAGGGATTCCACGGGCAAACGCCACAAGATTGAGGGCATCCTGCACCGCGAAGCGATGTTCAGCCGATGGGGTGTGGATAAGAATAACCTCATCAACAGGCACCTGTATTCGTCGAAGTGGGACGAGAGCCCAACAGAGAAGGAGATTCAAGAATCTTATGTACTGGACGAGTACAACGCTGTGGAGGACATCAGGAAGCGGCTGCTGATAGGCAAGGATTCGAGACTGTGTTTCCCAATCTACACGCCTTCGCCGGGCAGACCTTACTACAGTTATCCCAACTGGTGGAGTATCTTCCGCTCGGGGTGGTACGACCAGGTGACGAACATCCCGACGCTGAAGAAGGCGATCCTGAAATATAACCTCGGCGTGAAGCATATCATCCACATTGCGGACGAATACTTCAGAGAGAAGGAAGAGCTTCTCGGCATCAGCAAGGACGACCACAAGAAGCGCAAGGCGCTCTATGAAGAAGTGGTCAAGCAAATCGGCGATGTGCTGGCAGGAGAGGAGAATGCCGGCAAGGCTATCATCGCAAAGAAGAAGCTGATGCAGAACGGCAGCGGCATGGCCATGGAGAAACTGATTGAGGTGGAAACGATCAAGAACGACATCAGTGGCGGCGAATACATCACTGACTACGAGACCGGCGCCAACATCATATCGTATGCCATGGATGTGCACCCATCGCTGATTGGTGCCACGCCCGGCAAGAATTCGAACAGCCTCAGCGGATCGAACCTCCGCGAGATCTATATCATGAAGCAGTCGCAAAGCAAGCCGCTGGCATACCTAGCACTGCAATGGTGGCCCGTGGTGCGCGAAGTGAACGAATGGGACCACGACCTTGAGATTGTGATCCAAGACAGCCTCTTCACGACCCTCGACCAATCGAAATCGGGTGAAATCAGAACGCAAAACAACATCACACAATGATACTGAGCAACACTATCCAAGCACAACAATACCTGCCGTCGCTGAACCTGACCCTGGCTAACGACCGCTTTACGGATTTCTTCTACCGCGCCCAGGAATGGCTTGCCAGCCACATCATAGGCACAGAAGTGGAAGAGATCCTTGAAATAGAAGTTGCCGACCCGTCGGCAGACGACCATGCCGATCTGCGCCGGCTTTGCCAGCGCGTCATAGCGGAGAAGGCCTTCCTCACCGCTATCCCGGAGATGGACATGCAACTTACTGAGGCGGGATTCGCCGTGCAGAACAATGAGAACTTCACACCTGCTTCGTCACAACGCGTGGACCGACTGGTGGCGACGCTGCCGGAGAGGATTGCCAACGATGTGGATGCACTTGTACGATTCCTGTTTGAAAACAGCGTGTCGTCTGATACCCCTTATTCCTATTGGCGCGGCAGCGACCAATTCAAGTATCTGACCGCTGCCTTCATCCCGACGCTGGAAGGCTTCAACAAGCAGGCTTTGGCTCTGCAGAAGGTGAAGACTTACGACGAGTTCTACGCCGCAATTCCCATCATGGCCAAGGAGATGAGCAAGGTGGCCGACTACTTCGTGAGCGACAAAGAGGTGTGCAGGCTCAGGGAACTATATCGCGACGACGACGCCTTGCAGATTCACCGCCTGGCCATCGCTGAACTGAAGACTGTGGCTGTGGCTGCCTATTGCAAGGATATCAGGTGTGCCCGCAATGCCGCCGTGTGTGCCCGTGACATTATGATGTCGGCACCCGACATGTTCCCCTTCTTTAAGGCTTCGGATGCGTACAAGTCGCATTCGGTCAACCTCGACGGCGGGAAGACCGTGAATTTATTGTGAACTTATTTCTTACCACAAAAACTTAAAATCATGAAGAAATTCGCAGAATGGCTCGAGGAACATGCCGTGGTTCCCGGGGATTCCACTAAGGCTACAATCGCATTCATTGTCAGCCTTATCATCGCGGCAGTAACAATCACACTATTTGCAGCCTTGGGCTGGAGAGGCGATGCTATTGTGTACCTTCTTGGTGTACTTGTGCTTGGCTCCTGTGTCGGCCTTCCGCTTTTTGAGGCCTTGCGCGCACTTGTAACCAGGAATCCTTGGACACCTTGGTATTGGTTCCCGTCAATTGCCGGCGTTGCCCTCGGCGGACTGTTGGCTGTCTTGATTTGTTATGTTTTCGGATGGCATAATTGACATGAAGAAGATCATTTCCAGACTTTATGCCATCAGGGCCGACAAGTTTCTCCACTTCATAGGCGGCATGATCATCGCACAGGTGGTGTGCCTCCTGTTGGCGCACGCCTGCAACGGATGGATGTCGTTCGTCGGTGCTTTCCTGCTTGGCACTTTGATTGTCGCGGCGAAAGAAATTTCCGACATCAAGTTTGGAGTGCCTTCGTGGAAGGATTTCATTGCCTCGGTTGTCGGCGTTGTCGTGGGTCTCCTAATCTTGATGATATGACCATAGACCTCCATATACCATCGAATTGGCTGGAGCTGTCGACCGAGCAATTGCGCGATATTGTCGACCTTGCGTCTGCAGGCATTCGCCGAGAAGAGTTCTTACTGATAATGCTGTGCAAACTCTCCGGCATCAAGATGGTGGCCGCAACAACCGATGAGGACGACAAGAGAGTGGTGCACACAAAATTTGTGGACGGCGAAGGGCATGTATTCGACCTCGAAGACTGGCAAGTGACTGAGTTCTGTGAGCGTCTGGCCTTCACATACGACGAGAAGATGCCCATCGGAGCGGCATGGCCATTCAAATGGAACCGTTACCTAATGGACACCCCGTTCGGCGACTGGTTCCATGCCGACGCCCTGGTGCTGGGCTTCACTCTGGATGGAGACCTGGAGAAGCTGAAAGGCGCCATGAAGGACCTCGGCGACCCGCATGACAATCCGACACCCGCCGACGTGACGCTGATGCTGAACTGGTACGACTGCTTCAAGGGATGGCTGCAGGAACGATACCCGCTTGTGTTCCAAAAGGCGGAGCCCGGAGAAGCAGGACCCACTTCGCCCATCGAGGCGAGGCAGAATATCATGCTGATGCTCAATGGCGGCCGACCCCAGGACAACGAGGCCATCGAGCGGAGCAACATGCACGACGTGCTTGCCGCCCTGCAGCATAAGATCGAGGAAGCGAAACACTATGAGGAACAATTGCATAGAATCTGATGAAAAGGACATTCGTTAAGAAGGTGCTGGCCGAGCTGCTGAAGGCCATGGACGAAAACGGCTTCAAGGGCTGCGAGATCATGGAAGTGAACATCAAGACCTGCATCAACAGAAAAGCAGAGATGTTTGCCAGCGCGGAAGCCACCATCACGGAGCCTGGCAACGAAGGAAAGAGTTACAAGGTGCGCAAGGACTTCGACCTATGAGCCATGAGATATGGGTTGAGTGCCCTCGCTGCCATACGGAGTTCGACGCAAGGCTCTGGATGGGGGAGTGCCCGAAGTGCGGCAAGGCCGTAAACTGTCACTCCGATGTCGGGGCAGATGACAACCTTTGCACTGTTCAAGAGAAAACCATGTGCGATTCCCAGCCGTGAGTTAGGGCTGGGGTGATACGCTCCCGGGCTTGTTGGCCGCCGCCATGTCCTTTGTCGGCATGGATTGCAGGCCTCGTAGGAGGCAAGCATACTTGGGAGCGCCACAGCGGGGTCACTGGAGTTGGTTCCAGCCCTGTCCCATAAGCAGGTCTACGTGGGTTCGAGTCCCGCCCCCGCTACTCAACCAATAAAAACATAATATATGGTACTGTTTTTCCTATTTGAGTTCATCCTGAAGGCCGCGCTGCTGACGCTCGGTCTTCTTGCCTGGCAAGGCGCAAGATGGGCCGCCATCACCTTCGTCGTGCTGCTGTGCGTGATCGCCCTCTTCGACTTCGTGGCGATATTCGTGTTTCTCTCCGCTAACCACGACATCGAAAGGAGGGTCCCGTGAGCACCAAGGAAACGCACAAGGTGACGCTGATGAGTGTAACCGCAGCCGACGCCAAGAATCCAACCATCCACGTGAAGACGATAGGAAGAAACGATCCGTGTCCGTGCGGCTCGGGCAAGAAGGTGAAGAATTGCTGCGGCGAAACGAAGCGATACTACTATATCAAAAATAATGAGGCAGCAAAACCAAACAAAACCAATCGAGGCTTGGTGCAATACTGTATGGCTCAGTTGAACCGTCCGTATTGGTATGGCACCTTCGGACAATTGGCGACGCCTTCGCTGCTTGTCCAGAAACGGCAGCAATATCCAAAATACTACACGGCCAACGACTTCGCCAGCCAGATGGGTCAGAAGGTGCACGACTGCATCGGTCTGATCAAGGGATATATGTGGTGCAAGGATGTCAACGACACGAAGCCTGTATACGCCGACCCTGCCTTTCCGGACATCTCGGCTGATGGGCTTTATAGGCACTGCGTGCGGAAAGGGGAGGGCATTGAGACAATGCCAGACGTGCCTGGTATTGCCGTGTTCATGAAAGGACATGTCGGCGTGTATGTCGGCGACGGCCAAGTCATAGAAGCCCGTGGTCATGCCTATGGCGTTGTGATGACCGAACTAAAGCGTCGTGCCTGGAAACGTTGGGCATATATCGAGGAAATCAAGTACCTATGATCCACGTCGTCGTCACCATAAGAAGGGAAGGAGAAGAGGACAGCCCATTTGTCCGCTCGAAGAACTATGCAGGAGAAGATGATGTCGTCAAGGATATCCCCGACATCATCGAGACTATTAAGAAGCATGTAAGATGAGGAATACTTTTCTGTTCATATTATTATGTTTTTGGATTGGCATTCTCTCCGGATGCCGTGCCCGACTGGAAACGAGCAGACAGGAGGAGCACCGGCACGCCGAAGAGATAGGCGTGGAACTCCGCAGAGGCGATAGCCTGTGGAGTTCCATCGCCGAAAGGCTGAGATGCAAGATTGAATTCTACCCGATAGACTCCAATTCACTTTCTGTACTTTCATTTTCCGACTTTCCTGCCGTCCCGTCCGACACCGAGATCAACAACGCACCTGCGCCCTGGTGCGCCGGTGCCGGCCATGGGGCTGTGAAAAGCATCGAGTTCTCGATGGAGAAAACGGAAGAGGAGGTGAAGATGTCCAAGACGGATTCGACCTACAACGGCAAAACCGAAGACCAAGATACCCGGCAGAAGGAGACCTTCAACGAAACGCGGCACGACAATGGCACGGTTGCCACTGTCGCCATTGTCGGCGCCGTGGCCTTGCTCGTGCTATTCATCATTAATATATATCGCAAGAAATGATACGAACGGTTATAATAGACAAGGAAGTGGTGGCGCTCTCGTATGACGAGTCCAACGGGAAGGTCACGCTAGGCCACCTACAGGTTGTGCCCATTGGAATATGGAATAAGATTTATGAAAGGAACGAAAATGAAAAAGTACATTGACCCCGAGAACGAGCGTTACCGCTACTATGTGCGGGAATGCCTGAACGGCTATGCCCTGCAGGTGCTGATAGTGGACCGTGACGAGAACGTGCCGCTCACGCCCCAGGTGGCGGCGCAGTTGCAGATAAGGCTGCCCGACGTCTACCGCATCCAAAACTGCACGCAGGAAGCGGCCGAAAATGCCCTCGATGAGGTGGCCGCACTGAACGGCTGGACCTCTGTTGTTTAGAGAGTTGTAATTCATTTTCATTTTTATTGTTTTTCCTCCGTGATTCGCCCGAATTGCGGAGGTTTTTTCTTTCCAAACCTGCAAGATTTTGATAGTTTTGGAAAAATTGCACTTTTTTTGAAAAAAATTCACTTTTTTTTGTTGCAATGATAGTAATTTTACTATCTTTGCAGCGTCAAACGATAGGAGAAAATGAAGAGACTGAAAGTGATCGAAGTGATTAGGCTGCTTGAAGCCGACGGATGGGAGCTCTGCTACACCAAAGGCGACCACCGCCAATTCAAGCACCCGACGAAAACAGGGAAGGTGACTGTGAGAGGCAAGAAAAGCGAAGTGCTGAGCCAATTCATTCTCAACAGCATCTGGAAACAGGCAGGGT